CCCCAGCGCCATCCTGGCGGATACCGCCGCCCAGCTGGAAGCCCGGCTGGAGCAGTATCTGGCCGATCTGCAATAACGGCCCTCTTGCCGCCCTCCGGGGCGGCTTTTTACGTCCAGCCTTTGATAATTTCTTCCTCCGCCTCCGAGTACCGTCGCTTGATGTCGATAACGTCGCGGTTTCTGCGGTAAAACTCCCTGTCGGCTTTGTCTTTAAGCTTGCCTTTTGCTTTCAGATCGCGTATGCGCACGATCTGCGCGAAGTAGCAATCCCCGATTTCTCCGTAGTACGAAAGAAACGTCCACCAGTGCAGATACGGAAGCGCCCGCACCTCTTGCCCCACTATGCGGTTGATTGGGGCGATGAGCAGTCGAAAGTCCTGTTCCCAGTCCATCAACTTGGTTGATTTTTTTTGCGTTTCCTCATTTCCGCCATTGATAAACCAAAAACACTGTTTTATCGCTTCTTCCATGTGCTCACCAGGCATAGTGAAAAACCCGGGGTAAAACATTCCCAACACGCCAAAGCACTTTTCTTCGCTCGTTAGTTCCACAGCAGACAGCACCGAGAATATGTCCAGTATCACGCGGAAATCCGTTTCTATTGGATATTCCGTTCCACACACCTCAAGGCTCGTAGGAAGGTCGTACATCATCTGTGGTACTTGGCCGTATACTTTGCAAGCTTCTCACTGTGAAAAGCCTTTTCACGCTTAATCCCCTCGTCCAGCTCGTCCATGATGGCAACCATCAGGTTCATCCACAGGGGCGCACCGTCAGCGATAGCGTAAACGCTCACGTTGCCAAACAGCGGCTCACACACCGGCTGCTCAAACACCCCGTCAATAGTCTCGCGCATTTCGGCGTCCATATTTCGGAGCCAGTCAAACATTTCGCGGGCGCTCATTTTTTCTACGTTATCGTCTCGCGCATCCTGCTTCTTTTTCAGCGCGTCAAACGCTGTGTAAAGCTTGTCTGCAAACGCCGGATCGCTGGGATTAAAATACACCGTGCATTTGTCATTCAGGTGGTATTCCTGTACGCCGGTGGTGATTGTCAATTCCTTCATGTGTTCCCTCCAAAACAGGGGCGGTTGCCCGCCCCTTTATTTAGGCCGCAGTAAACTCAATAGCGCCGCTGCTGCCCTTCTTCACAGTGCCCACAGTGCGGGTGCCGCCATAGGTGATCTCGCTGGTGATATTCAGGGTGCCGCCGCCCTCGCCGCCGATGCCGGTGATGGCAATAGCGCAAGCGTCGTAGCGCTCCGCAAACATCGCCTCGCCGCTGGTGGCGTAGAAGTGGCCGATCATCATGTCCTGATTTGCCAGCGCCTGGGCATCCTGGTCTTTTACTGCCAGGTTCCACATCTTCACCGCCGCAGCATCGCCCGCATCCAAGGGGATGGGATCAAAGGTCTGCGTGATGGTGGGCTTCTTCATGGTAGTAAAGGTGTGGCCCAGAATGTCCTGCTTGGTGTCGGTGCTCCAATCCATTTCCTCACTGCTGTCCTCAACGCGCTTACCGATGGCGCTCCACACAGGGGCGGATGCGGTGCCGGTATTCAGGTACGCAATAAGCAGTTCGCGGTCAATGGTCTGGCCCACTGTGGTGTTGAATTCCAAATCTGCCATTATACATTCACCTCGTAATTCAGTTTCATAAGGATTTGGTGATCTTCGTCCCCGTTTTCATACATGGCAAACAGGGAGGATCGCGTGGTCGGCTCCATGCTGATAACGCGCTTGTCATCGCCAATGTCGGGCTTCTGACCATTTGCCCAATCCCCGATAGCGTTCAACAGCTCGTCAGCCTTAAGCCGTTTGTCGTTGCTGTTCCCCGGCTTCACGCGGTAAATGATCTTGAACTGATACTCCGCCACATAGCCGCCGGTGATGTACTTCCGCACGATGTAAGCCGCCTGGATGGTCGACATCGCCATAGCGGAAGTGTCGGCGGGAAGAAACTCAAAGCGAATAAGGTCGACTGGCAGCTCCGGGTATGTGTTCAGCCACACAAGCAGCTTGCGCGATACCTGATCCTCTTCCGCCGCCGGCACGGCCTTTTTAATCTTTTCCAAATTTCTTCACCGCCTTATCTGCCACCCGCACCCACTTCTCCACGTTCTGCGCTTTGGAAGCATCAAACCAATGTGCCTGTGCCTGCGGATGCATTGTTGTGTTAAACACAAGATTTCGGTCTGTGACCACCTTGTGCCCGCCCTTTGGGGCGTATGTGCTGCCGGTCGCCGGGTCTACCATTACCTTACCGTAGTACAGGAAGCGGGCGTATGGGCCTGGATAAATGACCTCGTTTCCAACCACCCGTGTTCTCTGCGTCAGAGAGCCTGTAAGCGCAGGCACAAAGGGGATGGTATCTTTCATCACCTGTTGCGCTAAAACGCTTTCAGCGCGGTCACAGGCCCTTGCAAGCTGCCGCTTTACATCGTCCATGCCGGACACGTCAACAGAGAACTTGAGCGACATCTCATGCTCCTCCGACTTCCCAGTGTCTCATGTCCACGCTGCCAAAATCTTTCTCGTCCACTTTTGTCACGTTGTAGCAGCCGTCCTGTGCCATAGCCACGTCCTCTTTGTCTGTAACAAACTCGCCTTTCACAAAGAACGTCAGCCCGCCGTTACCGTTCACAGACAGCGTCCACAGCCCGGACTTGTCCGCCGTTGCAAGAAACGCCTGCGGGGGCGCGTAAGTTTTGGCCTTGCCTGTCGTGCCGTCCACCGCTTTCACGGAAAACGGAATGTACAGGTTTACCGCGTCCGCACTCTCAAGTCCGCTTTCACGCACGTTGACCGCCTTGCTGGCTTGCAGCATAACACCGCGCAGGATGGTCACATACAGCTTTGTGATTTCATCAAAAGTCGCCGGGTCAGTCTCCTGCACGGAGTTGTAGACCGTTATAGTGTGGGGCGCGTACAACCACAGCACCCCCCTCCCCGATACAGCAACCCGGTATGAGCAAGGTATTCCATGCACGTTTCCGCAAGCAGTTTCTTTGCCCCGTCTGTCGCATTGAGTGCAGACAAGGCGGATTCCCCGCCCGTTGCAAGTGTTCTGGAATAGCTGCCTACCGTTTCGCTTTTGACTTCCGCGTCATTTGCCGCAGCGTTTGCAAGGTTCTTCACGGCAAGCGCCTGCGCCGCCTCGATGACCGCATACTTGTCAACCAGCGCGCAACAGCACATCTTTACCGCATCCAGATCAGCGTTGTCTTGCGCTCTGTTGCGCGTGTAGTAATCGAGGAAGGAGCTGGCGCGGACAACAAGACGCGGGAAGACATTTTCACTCACAGCGCCCATGTAAGTGCCAGAGTAGTATTCAAAGTCTGCGTAAGTCATCAGTGCCCTCCTTCCAAAACTGCGAGAATTTCAGCCTTTTTCATCGAACTGCTGACCCCTTTCACCCCGTTTTCATCGGCATACGCAAGCATTTCAGCTTTTGTCATGCCGGAGAAAGCCGGGGTGTCAGGGTCAGGCTCATTCAGCAGTTCAGTTAGCCCCCCACGGCCGGAGTGATGGAGCCGACAACCACGCCGTCAATGCGCTCGGCGAACAGCACCATGCCGTTGATAACGGTATCGGATGCGGTCATGTTGGTGTAATCGGGTTCCTCGTGGATGCCGATATAACCGGTGGCGTCGGTTGTGAAGTTGAACACCTCGCCCAGATCTGCGCCGTTCACAGGGATGTAGTACAGGACGATGTTGTCCTTGGCGGTGGCGTAAATCTTGCCCTTGGGGACGCTGGAGTTCAGAATCACAGTGCCCAGACCGAGAAAGTTCTCGACATAGGTCATGCCAAAAGCGGTCTGCAGGGTGATGTTGGCAGTTGCGAGATAGTCCGCAACGTCCAGCGGGTTCATGAAATACACTGCGCCGATCTCGTCATCCTCGAACAGCACCTGCAGCTGGCCCCATGCCTGAGCCAAGGTCGCCTGGAAGGTAGCACCGCTGGCCGTGCCAGTACCGGTTGCGAGGAAGCCGAAGAAATCCTTGCGGATACCTTTCTGCACGTCCTTCAGCATTTCATCGGTGGTCATTTCGACGGCCTGATCGTAGCCGCGATCAGTGATTGCCTCGGCAGAAGTGGCCTTACGCCACTTCTTCAAGGTGATCTCCTTGTAGTTCACAGCCTCGGTCTTGTACTTGCTCAGAGGGATGGTCTCGCCCTCGGCCACAGCGCCGTCTTCCAGAGTGCCGGTAGCCTTGTAGCTCTTGAGCACAGAACCGGCCTGCTTGGCGATCTTGCGGGTAACGCCCAGAGCCTCCATCAGCTTCTTGATGGAATAACCGAACATTTCGGTAAATTCGATTTCGCGCACACGCGCGAGGTCAGCTTTCTTAATGAGCTTAGGATCAGCAGCCATTTTTATTCTTCCTTTCTAAACAAATCCATATTTGCGGCGATTGCAGCCCGCCGCTCCGCTCTGTCGGTGATCTTCATGATCTCGTCTTTGGTCATCGGCTTCCCGCCATCGTTAAGACGACCGCCCATGTCCACGCGGACGGATGCCTTGGCAACAAGCCCCTTATAGGTGCCATCCACAAGCGCATCAAGGGCCTTAGTGTCCTTGATTTTTTCACCGTCCAGCTCCAGCGCCGCCATTTCCTCTCCACATCCGCGCATGGCGAGGTCGAGATTTGCGCCGGTGATGTTTTTGCTCTCAAAGTAAGCACGCACGGCCTTTTCTTTCGCCGCCTTGCTTTCCTTTGCCGTGACGCCGGATTTATAAGCTTCAAAGTCCGAGTGTTCCTTCTCGTACTTTTCCTTATAGCCGCCGTCACCCGCTGCCTTGAGGTCATCCAACTGCTTCTGGACGCTTGGCAGTATCTCCGCATCGGCCTTGTATCGGCTTACATCCGCTTTCAGACCGTCCACAGTGTCGGTATGCGCTTCGATGATGGTATCTACCTGCTCATCAGTAAGGCCCATACCCTTCAAAAGTTTGCGTGTAAGTGCCATGACACTATCTCCTTTTCTTTGGCCGCGTTTCTTTGCGGACGATAGTTTTTATAAAAACCGCTGTGCTTCGCGGGTTTTACTTAAACAAAAGAGCCAACCGGCTACAAATCGTAGTCAGTTGGCTCCTATTGCCCTTTCCCACGCCCAATTACGCGGGAGTTGAATATTTGATTGTTTTTTTGACTTCTAACACGATGTAACCGTCACCCTTGCGCCGGATCTCCACATCGTTGCCGCGCCGGATAATAGCCTCGATGGTCTGCATCAGTTTATCATCCATCAGCCCACCCCGATTTCTTTCAAATACGCTTCATACTCATAGGGGATGCCAATGTCATAATTCTTGTAGTAATGCAGAAACTCATACGGGAAGGTGAATTTACCGTCCCAAAACATACCTGCGTGAAGTTCTTCGCCAGTAAACATATCAAAACTGGGCAACGATGTCAGTCCGGCATCAAGGGAGGAAATGTGGCTTAAAATCGCTTCTTTTGGGATACTATTTTTGTATTTCTTATAGTCTTCAAAATTCTCAATAGAATTCTTGTATGGCAATCCTTTAAAAAAACCGAAATCCATGTCACTTTCTCCTTCCTCTTTGATTTGGGGTAAACGGCAAAATATTTCCTTCCCCATGTGTTCCTACTTTCAGTACGCCAGCACCGGAAATAAAAAGCACATCGTCTGGGGCTTTCACTTCAACGCCAAGTGCATTTGCCAGCTCTTCTGCAAAGCAATAATCGTTTTCCATGCGTGCGCCTGTGCTGCAAGATAGCAAACGAACTTTCTGGCCATTCCACCCTTTACTATGCCGAATGACTGCGGCAAGTAAGCGCGGTGACATATTGAGTTCTTTTGTACCAAATCCGACTGCCGTCTGGCTTCCGTGCATAGCGACGTCAAAATACGTTTTAAGAGGTTTTACCCTTTTAACGTTTTCATTCAGCGGGTCACCGGCCGGGAAGCAAGCAAAGCCATTTTCCAGCTTCATTGTACGTCTTTTCACAATAGAATTCAAGTTATCTCTTGCGTCTGCGCCGAAAAACTTAAGAGTGTCTCTATCGTCTTTAGCGTAAGCCGCTGCCACTTTTGCTCGTTGCGTTTTTATGGAATTTGCCGCTTTGATTGTTGCGTCATCCGTAAAATAGACGCGCATCCGCTCCGGTTGCTCCGGCAGTCCAGCTTCCGCGCTGAACGCCTTGTATTTAGCGTTTAGCCGCCGTAGCCGTATGTTTACCGCTGTCTCGTCTTCATGCAATCCTGCGGCTTTGTAGGCGGCTTTCTCGCGCTTGAGCTTTCGAATCTCCCGTTCCACACGCCGCTGCATTTGCGTTGCTTCATACGCTGTGTATGTTTTTCCGTCGTAGGTGCATCCCAGTCCATCGTCTATATGCTTGAGCTGGTCTTCAGTGTATGTCCGTTCAGAAACACCCTCCACCCACGGGAACCGCCTGTGTCGGCAGTTTGCACCTTCCAGACCATCAACAGCACCAAGACCGCAAACCTTATAGATGCTCGGGTAAATATCCCCGTCGCGGACACTGTAAACCTTTCCCTGCCAGTTCTTATGGCTTGACCACGGAGACGGCCCCGGCTTGTCGCGCGCGCCGGAATGGGCAGAAACCTCAAAATACGGTGTCTCAAGATATTCCGCGGATTGCTCCGTGTACTTTGCGCAGATTTGGGAAACGCCTGTCATTACCGCCCGCCGCGCCGCCACATCGATATGATCTCGATGGCCGCTCTCGTAGTCAACGACCTTCAAGCCACTGTCCGCAAGCTGCTTTACCGCCGTCTTGATTGCCTGATTGTAGTTGATCGCGCCGCTCTGCACCTGCATTACTGCATTATCCAGCGCCCATTGGTATGCTTTGGCAGGCGGAAGCATCGTGCGTCCAGCGTCCACCAGGAATCCCATAGAAGCGGTCAAGTTTCGAAATGTGTCAATCGTCTGCTTTTTGATTGCCGCAACTTCCGCATCGTCAACCAGTTTTCCCGGCTGTGTGATGTGCGCAAGGTTGATAAGCTCTGTGTAATACTTCTGGTTACGCTCTACCACATCATCAAGCAGCTTATCCAGCTTTGTTTTGCTGATGCCGGAAGTTTCAAGAACTGCTTTCTCAATCTCCTTAAGATCAATTCCGTGGGAACGCAGCGCACGGATTGCCTGCACTGTTACCTCGTTCAGCTCATCCGCAGCTTTCAGCCGGGAGCAAATTTCATCCAGCAGCACAAGCTCAAGCGCCCGAAACAGTTCTGCCAGACCCTCCGGAAGTGCGTCAAGCAGAGCAGGGTCAAAAGGGTAAGGACGCATTGGCCGTCACCTCACTCGATATTTTCTTGCGGCTCTTTTGTCATGTCTTGCATCTTGGGAAGCGCCGCCTTTGCGGTGGCCTCGTCCTCGTTCATCCAGCGCATACGGAACTCCCAGTCGTTCATGATGCCAGCGTTAAGCAACTGCACATCGCGGTTAAAGTCCTGCCCCTTGTCTTCAATGATACTGTCATCAAAGTCAATGGAAATTTCAACTTCCTCATCCAGCCCGGCGTTCATAAACTTATTTCCCATGCGAAGCAGGGTGCGACACAGCCCTGTGATCGCTTGCTCGAGCAAAATCTCATGCTTTTTAATAGTCCGGAACAATGTGCTGTTTTCGCTGATGACTTGCGTAGCCGTTGCAATACTGCCTCGGTCAAATTTGTAATGGTTTTCACCGAATCCGCACTTGCTCGACAAGATGTTCAGCATATCTTGCATACCGGTGTTAAACTCCGCTGTGCGCAGCGTCATGTCGACCTGTTGGAGGATGCTGCCATCACTTCCTCTGTCTTCCGGCATAACATAGTATATGGTCTCACGCTTGTCGAACATAGGGCGACCGTCAACGCTTTTGATGGCCTCCGGCTGCACCACAATGCGCTTCTTGCCAAGGACAAACTCGTTTACATAGCTGTCGTATGTAATATCAACGCCCTTTAACTGGTCGATGGCATACGCAAACACTGCAACGCCCATCGGGTTAAACTCATCGGAATTCGCAATGTTCAGGCGGTCAATAATAAACTGCGGCTTGTCGCTCCCTGTGTGAACGACAGGCGGGATCGTTTCAAAGCCCCGCACGCTGGCCAGCGGTACCTCATCTGTGCCGTACAGGTGGTTTTCAATGTCATACTCGCCGCCGTTCAGCCGATGAACCTGGATGTAAGTGTACTCCGTATCATTAACCCTTTTTGTTGACGCAAAAGCGCACTCTCGAATGACTCCGTTATCCCACGTCAGCGGATAGATGTTCCCTGCACTGACATAATTGATTCGAATTCGACCGGCGTCCACAATCTCCGATGTGTCCGGATTGATGCTCATACCCTCGACCGTGGGGACATAGGCAACAGTTCCTACCGCAGCTTTCCGCTCCTGCGCTTCGTTGGCCTTTACCCACCAATTATTATCTGCAAGGATTGCGTCTACAAATTCCTGCTCTCGTTTCCCCTCAAGGGTGATGTTCACACGCTCATTCATCAGCAGGTTTGCCCAGTCCTCGCAGACCTTCTTGCACATGTTGACAGAATATCTATGGCATTCCAGCTCTTCGATGCCGTTCCACACCGTATAGCTGTGGAAGTCCTTAACATCGCCGTCATACCAAGATCGCCATACACCGATCAACGAGTAAAACTTGCTGTCGACCGTATCAAAGCCCAATTCTACTAATGCTCTGCGGATATTCACTCTCTCACCATCCCATCATGTGACCGGCACGCTCCAGGTCTTTGTAATATGGCTCAATGCTGTACTCAAAGGCATCCAAACTATCGATATCGGATGTGCCGTCATCCAAGCGCTCATCTTCAAACCTATCAGGATCATAAATTGCGGTTTGCAGCGCGTCGATCAGATGCGGGCAGCTCCGCGAAACCTTAAAGCGTCCCTGCTTCATCAGCAGCACCACCAGCCTGATTCTGTCTGTGATTTGCATTTTCAGCGCGTTCTTAACCTGCGTGCCAATGTGCATTTTCTGCGCGGTATGATCTAACCCACGAATCAATACTGTTTCCGCGCTATCTGCTCGTGTCTGACTGTATCCATACTTAGCCGTCACCATCTGGCAAAATGTGGCAAAACGCCGATTCAGGGCATCAGGGTCAATCTCCTCGTTTTTGATGTATTCCTCTTCCAACGCAACAACGCGAAAGTCCTTTGTAATACCGGTCGCCTGGAACTTTGTCGCAGACTTTGTGCCGCCGAAGTCAACGCCAATAGAAATAACGGTAAACCTTGTCCCGTTTTCTTCTGCCCATTTCAAAGGATCGTCAACCAGATACTTCTCCGTGTTATTGGCGAAATCCTTATATACCACTCCCTCCGCCGCCACCCACAAGCCGCGAACATAGCGGTCATAGAAAATACCGGCATACATATTTGCGTAGCGCTCAAGCGTTCTCGCACTCAAGCCGGGGTTATCTGTCATCTCGAAGTGAAGATATAGCGTATTCCGTTCGCGGTGTCGCTTAATCCACTCCTGATAGAACCAGTGATGCGGGCTGCCGGGGTTACAGGAGAACCACAACCGCGCACCGTCAACGGAACAACGTGCAAGCGCCTGTTCCACAAACGAGCGCGGCATCAGCACCACCTCGTCCAGCAGCACACCCGCCAGCGTGCGGCCTTGAATCAGCGTATAGCTGGCCTCGTCCTTGCCGCCGAACACCTCAAAGTAATTCGTCACGGCGCCGCGCCGCACTTCCATCACCTTGTCGCCGCGCCGCCAGCGGATAATATAGCGCTCCTTTGCAAGGCTCATCGCCGTGAACGGAACGATGATGTTCTTGGTGCAGCTGTCCACCGTGCGGCCACACACACCGAAGCGCTGACCGCTGAAATTCTCCATCGCCCAGCGGACGAACGCCCACATCATGATGGAGGTCTTGCCGGAACGCACAGCGCCGTCGCAGATCAGCGCGTCATACTTGGAATAGGGGAAAGCAAGGATCTTCTGCTGCTTCGGGCTAATCATCGCTCTCCAACCCTTCTGCCATTTCACGCAGGCTCACGCTCAATGCGTCATCCTTTGTGTTGTCCGTCGGCAAACCCAGCTCAACAATATCACGCTGCCCAAGGTACTGTTTCCCCAGCCAAATAGCCATGCTTGCGTTCTTTGCCGCAAGCTGCCACTGGCTCCGACGCAGTGAAATTTTCCCAGCTCCGCGCTTTTGCTTAAATACCTCGGAAAAACTGGCATGATAGGTGCGTTTACACCAGCTGTCCAATGTTTTATCGGTCACATCAAACCAACCGCAGATTTCTTCAAGCGTGCATTGCAGGCCGCAGAGGTTTTCGAACTGCTTCTGGTCTATTTCCTTTCTTGGCCTTGCCATACGCGCCCTCCTTTCTCTGCTGGCGTTTAATAAACTTCTCCATGTCCCGCTTCAAATTCGGGCTGCTGGTTTTGGCAATAATCGCCTGTGCTTCTTCAATCGTCATTCAAAAGCACCGCTTTCTTCCCCGTAAACTTCTCCCACCGGTCAACAATGACATCGGCATACTTCGGATCATACTCCATGCAGAAAGCGTGTCTGCCATTCTGCTCCGCTGCCATAATCGTCGTGCCGGACCCAGCGAACAGGTCAAGCACATTCTCACCCGGCTTACTTGAGCACTGCATCTGGTAATCAAACAGCTTAATCGGTTTCATGGTCGGATGCTCCGCAGATTTGACAGGCTTATCAAAATTCAACACGGTTGTCTGCCTGCGGTTCTTGAAGAAATAATGCTTCTTCCCTTCCGTCCAGCCGTACAGGCAAGGTTCGTGTGCTTCTTCTTCAATCTCGCTCTCGCCATACAGGCAAGGCTCATGTTTCCACTGGAAATCCTGTCTCCCCATCACAAGGGAGTTCTTCACCCAGATCAGGCACTGCCGGACACGCAGCATCGCATCTCTGCACGCGCCTCGGAAGTTATACCCCTCGCTGTCTGCGTGCCAAATGTAAAATGGAGCGCCGGGTTTCATAACCATCGCCGCATTGGCAAACGCGCCCGTCAGGAACCGTCTAAATGCCGTATCCTCCATGTTGTCGTTCTTAATCTTCCCGGCGGTGCCCTGATAGTCCACATTGTACGGAGGGTCTGTGAGCAGCAAATCCATTTGTGCCCCCCCCCACGAGCGTCTGTACGTCTGTCAAAGACGTGCTATCTCCGCACATAAGGCGATGGTCTCCAAGCTGGTACACATCGCCAAGTTTACTCTTCGGCTCTGCCGGTAAAACAGGATCGTAGTTGTCCTCTACAACTGACGTGTCGAGTTCATCACGCAGCCCCCAATCAAAGTCAAACGCCGACAAATCCAGCCCAGGCAGTTCATCAGCCAGCAGGTCAAAGTCCCAATCGCTCTCGTTGCTCTTGTTATCCACCAGACGAAGAGCGTGCACCTGCTCCGGTGTCAGATCGTCCACGCAGACGCAAGGCACTTCTTCCATGCCCAGCTTCTTTGCCGCCATAGCGCGGCAGTGGCCGATTACAATCACACCGTCGCGATCAATCACAATCGGCTGCACAAAGCCGTACTGCTTGATGCTCTCCGCAACGTTGTTAATCTGCCGCCTGTCATGCTTCTTTGCGTTGGATGCATACGGAATAATATCTGCAATCGGTTTGTTATGGATAACCATAAGTCTTCCTTTCCTGACGCAGCGGCCTCCCACCACTGACCTTTGTCATTGCCGCGTCCTTCCCCGGCTTTCGCCACACCTGTATTCACGTCTTCCCTGGGACACATTACAAAGAGGTTCAGGAAGTCCTGTTTTATGTAAGCAGACTATTGGGGACGCATCCCTTACGGCGGTCTGCCAGCGCATCGCCTGTTGTTTTACACAATCGGTCGGGTGCCGGTGCGGATGGCTACTGACCTACACGACGGCCTTGCCCAAAGGCAGCCGCCACCACGCCGCTTCCACATCTACTGGTTTCGCCTCGGATTTTCGCCGCACACGCCGGCACCCGAACCAACCACGGAACTTTTCAGCCCTGCGCCGTTACGTCGGTCGCATCCGTTCATCTTTACAAAGCCGGTGCCAGCCAATACATAAATTCCTTCGTCCTGCCGCTTTCGTACAGCGCACAGAAAAGACCACTTCCGCAGGCTTACGCTCCGTGCGGCTGCGAGGCAAGAGGTCACGCCTATGGTGCAGACAGCAAGATTTGAACTTGCGAACCCGAAAATTCTTCATATCGGAGCTGTATCCACCCAGCTTCTGCCTGCATATTGCTCCCTCCGGGCGGAGCCGAAGCCCCGCCCATCAGGAAAGAAGGGTGAAAAGAAAAAGAATGGAGATGCAGAGTTTGCCCCTGCATCTCCCATGATAAAGTGCGTTTTTTCAATTTTTCCACTTTTAAGTGGAATTTTCAAAATTTATTTTTCTGCAATATCTACCACGCAGGGATAGTCCGTCCTTCCCATCAGATAGTCCACCGACACGCCGAATTCATCCGCTATGCTCTTCAGCGCGTCCATCGT